ACATTTTTTACCCACACTCTTTTGTGTATACCTATTCTCATTTTTATTTTTTTAAATTCTAAATCTTCTTGACCAAGATGTTTTTTAAACTCTTTTAATGCTGTATCATCATCTACAAATTTACTTGAGTAAACATAACCTGTCCCTATTCGAGACCACAGGGGAATGTTCCATACCCAACCATTTTCTATAGCTGTACAATTTGTATAAGGAACTAATTCTTTCTTTTTATTTTTATATTTAAGCTTTGTAGCCCAAGCAGAATCATTGGGTAACATATCAGAATAAGATTCAAAAGGTTCTTTCAAAGATTTATCTAATAGTAAAGATTTAAATCCTGTACAATCTATATATAAATCAGCTTTGTACTTTTTATTTAAGGAAACAATTCCATTTTCATCCTGTTCCACAGAAACTACATCATCAACTATATGCTTTACTTTTTTACAATATTTATCTCGTAACCATATACCAAATTTTGCAGCATCAAAATGATAAGCATGCTCTAAATGTTCTTTATCAAATTTATTTTGATTTACATAAGCCATCTGTAGGGGATAAATACAATCTGCATAATCTGAATTAGGAGTAGATGGATTAAATATTTTTTTAAACCACCAATCATTATATTCTGCTTGATTTCCTTCTAGGGGTGCGCTTCCAAACGGATAATGAAAGGCTTCTCCTTTTTTATAAAAATCTGTAAACTTAATGCTTAATTTATAAATCCCATCTACGTGTTTTAAAAAATCTTCATCTTTAATATTAAGCATTCTCATCCACTCAAAGATTTGACGAATAGTGCTTTCACCTACACCAATCGTAGAAATATTTTTAGATTCAATTAAAGATATTTTGTGTTGAGGTAATTGGGATTCTAATGTAGCAGCTGTCATCCAGCCTGCGCTCCCACCACCTACTATTAAAATTTTCATTTAAAGGGTTTTCCTAGATGCCATAGAACAAGTGAATATCTTACTCCTTTCGTTACGGGTTTAACCCTATGCCAAAGAAAACTAGGAAATACAATAATAGATCCTTTTGGTAATATTTCTTTGCATTGTACTCTGTGTTTTGATTCATCACGCATATGGGGTTCATATTGTCTAAAATCAAATTCTAATTCACCGCCTCTATATTCTGAACCATCTGTTAATTGACAAGTCATAGATAGTTTTCTTATTTTACCATGTTCAAGATGATTTTTATTTTTACGATCATAGGGTTTATCCCAACTATCACAATGCCAATCATAATATTGATTGTGTTTATATTTTGTAAACTGACAAGATTCCGATCGATCCCATTCAAAATTCCAACCAGCATTTCTATTAGCTTCATGCACAAAAGGATGTATTTCTTTATAAATCCACGTATCGTTAAGCCAAACTAAATCTGATTTTCTTTTTCTTTGTATATTTTTAACATCTTCTTTTGTTAATTCTTCTTTGTCATAACCACCAGTTCTAGCTAAAACTTCTTTTTGTGAGTTAGCGTATTCTATTACATTATCACAAAATCTAGGTGTTAGGGCAGATTTAAAATACCAAAAATAATTAGATAAATTCATAAATAATTGTTTGTATAAAGTTAAGAGAATCTTTTTGATTGTTAGTTATGTAATACATCTGCGCAGAGGGAAACATAATAAATTGGTTATTGGTTAATGAAATGTCCCAAGAGTTTCCTTGTCTTCTATTATCATCATAGTGAATTCGAATATTACAATTTTCAACCTTTACTCCATAAAGTAATACGTAGTCAGGAGACCTTTTTAAATCCATTGGATCTATATTAAGTATAGGGGGAGAAATTTCTTTGGGTTTATAAGAATTTCCCCATATCTTTTTAGTAACTAATTTCACACCATATTCCACATTAATATGCTCGCTTATATAAGTATTTAGCATATCCATTGTTCTTGAAAATGGAAAAGCTTTATTATAAATTCGAGATTGTAAAATGTCTTTTTGAAGTTTGTTTCGGTCTATTTCAAAACCTTTCGGCATGGTGACATCGCCGTCGTATAGGGCTATTTCGGATAATACTTTCTTTTGCATACCACATACCTTTATATCTTTTAATATCTTTTATTGCCAGCTTTTTAAATCCCAGGATTGACCTGATTCATTCCATCCATAATATGATTTAGCTTCTGCTTGTTCAGAAGTTAATGCAGGAGGATCACCGAGTGGTGAGTCCCATTTAGCATGTGTTATATTTTTAACAAACGAAGGATAAGGTTTTGGAGGCCAGAATATTTGATCATCTTCGTCCCACGTATAACCCATAGCTGCATAATTTCCTCTGAATGGAGTTCCACCTAATTTATGTATTCCATTTTGTGTATTATAAGATGTTTGAATCCACAGTTGAGAAGGCCAATTGTTATGTCTCTCTAAATACTGTTGACCTACTGATTCATCTTCAACATCATCACCATTAAGCATATCAGAATTATTTAAAGTTAATACTGAAATAATTTTTCCATTGATTCCTAGTTTTGCAAAATGTGCCATTTTATTGATACTTGTACCTTATGACTACTATTCCTGAACCACCTGCTCCACCTACCCCATAGTTTACTCCTCCTGTACCTCCCCCTCCACCACCTGTATTTACAGTTCCATTTCGTGTTGGAACTGGTTCGTTTCCACCAGGAGCTGAACGTAAAGCTCCTAATCCACCTCCTCCTACGCCACCTGGAATTAAACCTGAAGTTGTAACAGGACCACATCTTTGTCCTCCTCCACCCCCAGAAAAATATCTATTAGAACCACAAACTTCTCCATTACAACCAAAAACACTTCCTGGAAATCCTCCACCAGCGCCACCTATGCATCTTTCATCTTGGGGTACCCCATCTTCCGCCTGCGTTCCTGCAACTATTGCGCCTCCACCACCTCCACCACCGTAACCCCCTAATGGGTTTGGTGAAGTTGAATCACCTATGCCACCTGGAGTTCCTTGAGAAGGAGTTGTGGGTGGTGTATTACCCGCGCCTCCACAATAGGCACATCCATGACTACCCCCAGGACCTCCTGCTCCTCCGCCTCCTCCTGAACCTCCTGGGTTAGGAGTGGTTTGTGGTGCCCTTCTTGTGTTACCACCACCGCCTGCCGTAGAAGTTATTGTTGTTGTTCCTGTAAAAACTGAATTATTACCATTAGCACCTGGAAGGCCACTACATGTTGGTGAAGCTGCTCCACCAGCACCACCCCCACCAACAGCTACTGGATAACATGCTACTGCAACAGGGAGTGCAGCAGAACAAGCAGCTGGTGTTGTTAAAGGTGAACTTGGTCCAGCATTTGTAAAAGTGGATGAAGAGGCTCTGAAACCACCTGCTCCGCCGCCGCCTCCACCATTAAGAGAACCGCCGCCAGCTCCACCTGCGACCACTAAATAATCTACTACATTTAATGCTGCACTAGATGAAATAGCTGAAACACAAAAATTTCCTGGTCCTGTAAAAGTATGAATTTTGTAATCTCCACAAGTTGTACCACATGATGGAGTTCCGCCACTAGCAACCATAAAAGATTCTCCTGCAATAGCAGAAGTCGAATCGGTTACGTCAATCCATCCTCGAGTAGAATCAACATATATAATTACCACTGATTGACCTTCTGTATTTAAAGTAGCATTGTCATTCGCTCCACCAATTTTGTCAGTTCCGTTGGGAGTTACAGTTACGGCATTAGTTGCCCAAGTTTGTGCATAGTCTGACAATCCAACCATCTCTCCAATAACACCTGCTGCTAGAGTAACTGTTATAGCTCCACTTGTTGTATTAACAAAATAACCTTCGCCAGCTGTAGGTGTAAAGCCAGATGTTTTAATAGCCCCTGTTTGCCAATCAACAGCACCGCCTCCCGCTGCCGCAGCTGCAATAACGCCTGAGGCTCTATATACATTATCTCCTATTGTTCCACTCATAAATTCTCCTATAATGTTTGATCTAAATAACTAATAACACAGTCAACATTTGCTGAACTAGCTGTTTGAGCCGAAAGTACATCAGCTGCTTCAAGCACAATCCTAGTAGTGTGTTCAAAAGTTGCATTAGCAGCTAGAGCTTGATCAGAATAAATTTCATAATCGTCAGCACCAGCATTGTCTCTGATATAAAGATCAAAAGTTTCTGCGGCCCCCGCCGTTTCACAAATAGATAAATTAAGTATCGTATAAGTGTGCCCTGACGTAACTGTTAGCAGATCGTTTTCAGAATCTGTAATTCCTGCTATTAGCTTTACTTTCATTACTTCACTTGCCATTTTTTCCTCCTATTAAAATCCCATTACAAAAGCTTTGCCTGTAGAAGAGACAGATGGGTTCATTGAACCTGCAATATCTACAACTCCAGTTCCATTTGGAGTTAAAGTAATTGCACCATTTGCGCCATCTAATAATGTTATGTTTCCAGCATTAGTTCCGTTGTTTGTATTTAAAATTAAATCTCCTGTGCCTTGCGTAGTGATGGTTGCATTAGCATCATTATCACCTACTTGAACTGTATCTGCTCCAAGATTAACATCGCCTGTTCCGTTTGGAATTATATCAATATCTCTGTTTGTAGTTGAAACTATATCGTAAGTTACAACATCTAAATCTGCACCTAATTGAGG